GATCTTGCCATAGCACGATAAGATGTGCCAAGATAAATTTGACCTGCCACAACAGATAGAGTTGCAGTTCCCCAGAACAAATAGTAAAATCTAGACTTTACCTGTGCTCTGATCTTTTCTCTTTTTCTCATTAGTTTAGTCATCGTGTTCGTCCCATTGATCTGTTAGTCCTTTATTATTAAAGAAGGCTCTGTATATTCCAAAACCTGATAGTAATAATAATATCACAAGAAGAGAAATTCCGAAAGTGACATTAGGATCAGCGTTGTAGTGCGGTATGATCGCATTACATTTAGTCCATGTACCAGGTAGAGTATACACTGGTGGGCATGATAATAAAATATTCATTTAAAATTACACTCCAACATAATTTGTGTTAAACAGGCAAGAAGATTAATCTCTTGATCTACCACGAAGGCAGATTTGTATTGATATTCTGCAATGATTAAAACTGCAGCAGCAACACTAGGACCATCTACAACTTTAGATAAGTTATCATAAAGTTTACGCATGATTGAAATAGGATCACTGTCTAAATTCTGGTTAACCCATTTCTTTACATCGTTGAACTTTTTATGTTTCAAACACTCTACTAATGTAGTTATGTTAGCATCACCTAATGTTGCTAAGATACCAGTATCAATGTTACCAGTTGAAGCATACCTTTGAAGTTCATTAAGTGTTCTCCTAAAATCTGGAAAATACTTTTGAACTACTTCAGCAACTACTCTAGGTTGGAATGGAACCTTCTCAGTTTCAAGAATATCTTGACAACGTTTAAAGAATGATTCTGCAAGTTGTTGTTTAGTTTTACCACGAACATTAAAATCAATTACGGTTGTCCTAGAATGTAGGGGTTCAATGATTTTGTTTTTAAAGTTACATGTGAATATAAATCTACAGTTCCTTTGGAACTCTTCGATAGATGCCCTGAGTAACAGTTGTACGTCAGGGGTTGTATTGTCTGCCTCGTCAATGATAAGGACTTTGTGTTTGGATTCACTTGTAAGGGAAACAGTTGCAGCAAAGTTTTTTGCTTGGTTCCTGACGGTATCAAGGAATCTGCCTTCGTCAGATCCGTTAATAACATAATAGTCTGCTCCTAATTGATTACATAGTGCTTTGGCAATGGTTGTCTTACCTACACCTGCAGTTCCAGATAAAAGTAAATTAGGTATTTCACCTTGAAGTATAAAACTCTGGAAAGTATTTTTCACTGTGTCTGGAAGAATGCATTCTTCTACTTTCGTAGGACGATACTTTTCTACCCATAAAAAATCATTCATTATCAAATAGTTTAGTGTTTACTCTATCAAAAATAAAGTTTGCTCCTATGATAGTCTTTCTTTCATCAGAAAGCAAGGGAGGTGATCTGTGAGGTATGTGACCTGCAAAAGTAATGATATCTCCTTCTTGTATATCATACTGAAGTGTTCTCCTAGTTTCTACATCAAAAAATTCTGTAGAAAATTTTGAATCAGGTAGTTCAATAAAATATACTGAACTAATTGATGTCTGAGGATGAACGTGCCATGCGTGTTGGTCTCCTCTATAGTATTGTTGATACCAAACGTGTGATGTTCTCATTGCTTGAATAGCATAGTAACTACATATTTCTTCCATGACTTCTTGTGCAAACCATCCAAAGTAAGGTTTGTTTTCTGGTGTGTCTGGAACGTAGTTATCACTTTTTGATATACGATCTGGTCCTTCGATTATAGATTCATGATCGGATGCATCCATGTACTCTAAGAGTCTGGACTTTAATTCATCATGATCAGGTAATCGAAAAGTGTGAATCATGCGTTAGGTTCCAAGGCGATATAATATTTAATACCTTCGCCTTGAAATAGTGCTACATTTTTCTTACTAAGAGAAACATTATATGAACCCATAAGAAGTTTTAAGTTTTCTACTTTAAAACAATAGCAGAATTGCTCTTCTGAAAAACCTACATCTACCATGTAACTATTAGAAGTATCATTCTTCTTATCAGTTACACATAGTTGCATTGCAGTTTCTCCATCACTAAACAAACAAAGATCAGGAAGTTGGTATACAGATGCAGCACGTTGAAGTTGCTGAAGAACCCCAGATTCAAGACGGAATTTTACATCCTCTGATGGAAGAGTAATCTCTTTCTCTGGTGCTTGAATAATAATATCAGGATCTGCATAGAAATAACGTGTCTTTGACTTACCTGTAGTGTCACTTACTGTGACGTAATTGCTGTTTGTAGTATCGATCTTTGGTGAGTCAAACAGAGATAGACCTCCAAGGAATACTCCCAAGTCGTAGATAGAGATTTGCGAATCAAATGATTCTTCGACATCGGCAATAGCAAGTATATTTTTATTAATACTGAGCGTTGAAATCTTATTGCCAGGTTTAATAACAATAGACTTATTGATTGAACAAAAGTTTTTAAGAACTTCAATGGTCGGTTTAGAAATGACGGTCATCTGTCGTAGTCAACTGTGAATGATGTAGGATTGTTTGCTGCTGTCTCGTTTGATTTAGCAGTTTTGTCGTTGAAGTGGAGGAGCAATATTCCATAATGAATAATCTTTATGATGTCTTTTCTTGCTGACCCCTTTCTGTCATAGCGTGAAGCATACTTAAGAACATTACTTCTACAGAATGCCTCTGCGTCTCCAACAGAGTCAATAAGGTCAAGAGTCTGAACGTTGCCGACAGAATAATGACCTTTGTATGTGTTTGAGATGTAATCTGAAATCTCTTTGAGGATTAAATCCTCATTGTACTTTCTCATAATATAGAGAGGGTATTTCTCAACCCTCAGTATACTCTAAATCTTCCTGTGCGTCAACCTTTGTGTATAGATCAAGGAAAGATTGTTTTGTGTCTTCGTCAAAACGGTTGACACAATTAGTGATTGCACCTAGACGATCGCCAAAGATTTGGAAAGCATGAACGATGTGAACTAGACGACGAGTTGTTACAACCTCATCTACACCACCGTCAAAGAATGTCTTACGGATAACACCTGCCCACTTAATAAGCATGTCAGCAAACTCTTTATCGCAACCTTGGTTCAATAGAATCTTAGTCTCGATAGAAGCAGAAGGATACTCTTGCTCAAAAGTGATTGGGAATCTCTCTAGGAATGCTTCATTAAGAATGTTAGTTCCTACGAAACGACCATCATCACTACCCTTACCTTTGGTGTTTGCAGTTGCAATAACGTTGAACCCATTAGCAGGTTTTACATAGCGTCCGATCTTCTTAAGGAATACACCTTTACCTTCTAAGACAGATTGTAAGCATAGAATCTTGTTTGAAGCAAGATCAATCTCGTCTAGAAGGAGGACAGCTCCCCTTTCCAAAGCTTCGACCACAGGTCCGTTGTGCCAAACAGTGTCGCCATTAACAAGACGAAAGCCACCAATAAGATCATCTTCGTCTGTTTCGATGGTGATGTTGACACGGATTAACTCCCTTCCTGATTGGGCACACGCTTGCTCAACGGAAAGTGTTTTACCGTTTCCAGAAAGACCTGTGATGAAGACAGGATAAAATTTATTGGAGTTGATAACTTTGCGAACATTGCTGAAGTTACCAAAAGGGACATAGGTGCCATCTTTCTCTGGTAGATAAGAAACCTCTACAGCAGGTTGTGCTGATGGTTTTTTGAAGCACTCTTCAATTTGTTGTGCTGTCAGGTTCCATTTGCCGATACCTGATTTATATGCTTTCAGTCTTTTACAAGCAGTAGCGTATGATACGCTAAGTTGTTTTGCTGAATTACGAATGTCAGAACATCCAACCTCTACACCAACATTGTCTGTAAGATGTTGAACTAATTGTTCTGTTGTCACTGGGTTTGGTTCAAAAGGCATGAGTCTTTGTTTGTATCTTATGTATTAAGTATAGCAAGTATATGCTATGTTGTGTATGATCATGTGACAGTTGTTCAATCGAACACTGCTGTCACACTCATCACTTGGCAATCAGGATTGCGTGACTCCGCTATCTTTCTAGCGTGGTCGTAGTCTCTGCATTGCACAACCTCATAAAAGATTGTACCTGCAGAGAATAGTTGAACTTTACATTTCATGCTATGTTCTCGATAAAGGCATTAAGGATTGTTTTGTTGGTCATTTTAGAACCCATGTGCTTTTTGAATGCACGTTGTAGTTCTGCTTTAGTAGCAACTTCGCCCTTTTGTTTTACCTCAAGGTCTTCAGTGCCATAACCAGTTCCCCTATCAGGGATGTAGAAGGATTCTGTGAAACCCATCTCTTTTTTGATAGAAGCAAACTTGTGCTTCTTCCAACTTTGATCGATCTTGTTTATCACTTCCTCATCCATAGTTATTGTACGAACAAGTCTTGATAGATCTCCTTTGGAACAGATACGAATACCGATCCAGTTGTAGTCAGTTATCTGTGTTAAGAAACCAACCAGAGTTTGAGTTGTTTCATAAGGACTACTGCTGATCTTAGCACTATATCCTGTCTCAGGGTCACGAAGGAAGAATACCTTACCATGTGAATACTGAACACTTGATACTCTGAACTCAGCATCTTCATAGAATGAGAACTCATCTTTTGGTCTCTCAGAAGTATAACTCATAGGTTGTGATTCTCCATCACTTAAGCAAACTACATTCACTTTAGTAACGTTCTCTTGCTTCTTCATTTCTCTTACAATCTGACGAGTGCATAACATTGCTTCTGCTAGAGGTGTGCCACCAAGTGCATACCTTTGCATGTAATTTAAACGATATCCATTCATTGCGAATGCTTGCATATAAATCAACTTCATTGATTCATCAAGTGATCTCTTACTTTGACGTGAAGTAAAGAATTCAAAGAGTTGGAAATCTTGGCATAGAGTGAGTTGATTCACTTCTGGAGTCATAGCATGGTGCAAGTTAGTTCTCTTGTCTCCATATCCATAGTTGCCATATCCACTTTGGAAAGCATATACACGGAATGGAATACCAACCTTTCTGCAGAACCATACTAGATTGTATACTTGTTTTAGAGTATCAAGTAACTGGTGTTGCATGGAACCAGACCAATCAAGATACATAATCAATCCATGATTCTTACCCTCAGGAACTGTAGTAATTCTCTTGAAGATATCATCAGTTAGTTTGTACTTATGAAGTGCATTTGTATTGATCACTCCTGTTTTTGATACTGCTGCTCTCTTGTATTCTGCTGCAGACTTTTTCATTTCAAATTGTTTTACAAGATAGTTGACAGATTTGTTTGCTTCTTTCTTATACTTTTCAAAGTGATCAGTTGCATAATCAATGTTCTCGAAATGGTAAGTTTGTTGTTCTAGATCAGTGAATGCTTGACCATAGAAGTGATACTTTAGATCTTCGTGTATTTCTTGATGTCTGACAATACATTTGTTTGCATCAAACTTTGGAAGATTTAGATAAACCCACTCTCTTGCATCTTCATCTACAAGTGTTTCTAGTGATTGTGCAAATGCTTCATCAGTGATTGATTCAGTTTCTCTGTGACCAGTATCTACTGCCTGATCTCCACCGATACCACTTCTAGGTGTTGGTTGGTTATCTCCACCCTCTTCAAGATCTCCATCTTCTACACTATCGCTCATTTTAGGTGCAGCATCTGACTTGTCCTCTGAGTCTTCTGTAGGACGAGAAGGGTCATACTCAACATCTTGATCTCCAGTTCCTTCTCCATCTTCATCAAGATCAAAGTCGAAAGGCATATCAAGTTGAGGAAGTTGTGCATCTTTCTCTGCTTGTTTTTCTTTAGCATGACCATACATTTCATTAGCAAGGTCAACTACATCTTTGAATGTTTTTGTATTTCCTACTTTCTCTACCCAAATATTCTCATCTTCTTCAAAAGGCATTGAACGATTACCTTTGAAATATAGATTGATACGATCGATCAAAGGAAGATTCTCTAGTTCTTCATGCTTTACACCGAAGAAATCATCGTTCCATAGTTCTTGGTATCCTTCAAAGAAAGACTTACGAAGACCAGGATATGTCTCTTTCATAAGACGTTCGATACGAGCATCTTCTATAACATTTACAAATGATTGTGGAGCATCTCCGAAAGGATCGTTAGGAGTGTAAAGAGCATGTCCTACCTCATGTCCAACTAATAAGTCATATACTGTACTAGATGCTGTCTTCCAGATAGGTAAGCAAAGAAGTCTCTTCTCAACATCAAAGAATGCTGTAGATACTTTGCGGTGCTCAACTGTTAGATTTTCTGTTGCGAGTAGTTTGGCAAGAGTGCCTTTGACTTCCTGATTGATCATCTTGTTTCCTTTAGATGTCTTTATAATAGCAAATCACAACCACCTTGTGCAACTAAGTGGACACTTTCTTAACTGTCTACGAACATGCACATACTAAATTTCTATCTCCATATACATTATCTATACGAGCTACTGCTGGCCAGAACTTAGTTCTAGGTTTATTTGGGAACACTGCTTGCTCTCTTGTGAATGGATATTCCCATGTGCCACATACTTCTGATTGAGTGTATGGTGCATTTTTTACTATCTCTGGACATTCATTTATCTCTGCTCTTATCATATTCATTGCCTCTCCAAACCTTTCTAGTTCTTCCAAAGATTCTGATTCAGTGGGTTCTACCATCATAGTTCCCATAACTGGCCAAGATAATGTAGGTGCATGAAAACCATAATCCATCAATCTCTTTGCAATATCTTCAGCAGTTACTGGTAAGTTACGACAATCAAAGATACATTCATGTGCTACTCTACCATTTTTTGCTTTATATAATACATTAAAATAAGGTTCGATCTTCTTTGCTAACCAATTTGCATTTAATAATGCTACCTCTGTTGCATTCCTTAGTCCATCTCCACCCATCATTCTAATATACATCCAAGTGATAGGTAAAATAGATGCACTACCTTGAGTCACTGCCGATACTCTTTGATTAACAAATGGTGTTAAATGTTTTGCTACACCTATAGGTCCTACACCAGGTCCGCCACCTCCATGTGGTATACAGAATGTTTTATGTAAGTTTAGATGACATACATCTGCACCATACTGACCTGGTTTACAGAGACCTACTTGTGCATTTAGATTTGCACCATCAAGATATACCTGACCACCAAACTCATGTACGATATCACATATTTCTTTGATAGTTGGTTCAAATACACCATGAGTAGAAGGATATGTAATCATACAACCTGCTAATTCATCTGTTTCCAGACATGCTTTTAATCTTAGATCATGTATATCAACATTACCATCTCTATCACAATCAACACTTACAACTTCCATACCTGCCATAATACAAGTTGCAGGATTAGTTCCATGTGCACTTTTAGGAACTAGAACTTTATTTCTTTTCTCTCCATTAGATTCATGGTATGCTTTGATTGCTAATAAACCTGCATACTCTCCTTGTGAACCTGCATTTGGTTGTAATGATATAGAATCAAATCCTGTAATATCACATAACCATTCTTGTAAATCTATCATAATTTGTTCATAACCAAGTGTTTGACTTGGAGGAGCAAACGGATGTATGTTATTAAATTCTGACCAAGATACTGGCATCAATTCTGCTGCTGAATTTAATTTCATAGTGCAACTACCTAGTGGCATCATACCATTTACTAATGAAAAATCCTTTGATGATAACTCAAGGATATATCTCATCATATCAGTTTCACTGTGATATCTATTAAATACTTCTTGAGTCAACCAAGCATTTTGTCTCTCAGGTATACTTAACCAGTGATACTCACCTACAGCATCTAAAACATGATCTATAGTATCTGCCTTGTTAGGAAAATCAACTTGGGAATCAATTATTTGATGTATTTCACTTAATGTGGTACACTCATCTAAGGATAAGATATACCATTCACCATCACGTCTGACATTGAAACCATCCAATGCAAACGAAGTTTTGAATCTTACAGTATCAAATCCTTCTGATTCATCTGTTTCTATTCCACACCATTTCAATGCTAATAGTAGCGTTTGCCTATATTGCAATACTCTGGTTGATATTTTTCTCAGACCTTCCGCACCGTGGTAAGCAGCGTAAAAACCTGCCATATTTGCGAGGAGTGCTTGGGCGGTGCATATATTGGACGTTGCTTTGTCTCGTCTTATATGTTGTTCCCTTGTTTGTAACGCTAGTCTTAACGCTGAATTACCTTCACTATCTACCGACTGTCCAACAATACGTCCAGGAATCTTACGTTTATATTTCTCAGTGGTTGCAAAAAATGCTGCATGAGGTCCTCCATAACCCATAGGAACTCCGAACCTTTGCATAGATCCAACTGCTATATCAAATCCCATCTCTCCTACAGGTTTCATTAACACCTGACATAAGGGATCTACAACTGCAATTTTAGTAACATTAAAAACATCACAACAAGTTAATGTGGCATCTGGATGTCTTAATTTACCAGTATTATTTGGTAACTGAATAAGAAGACCAAATGCTTCTTGAAAATCATTTAGATCCATAGAGGCATCTAAATCCATTGTCAAAATTTTAATACCTAATGGTTTTGCTCTAGTATGTAATACCTGTAATGTCTGTGGAAATACGTCTTTATCAACAAGGAATATATTTTTCTTAGATGCATTAAATGCGAGTATCATCGCTTCTGCTGCTGCAGTTCCTTCATCTAACAAAGATGCATTCGTTATTGGTAGTCCAGTTAATTCTGTAATTAATGTTTGATAATTAAATAATGCTTCTAATCTACCTTGAGATATCTCTGCCTGATATGGTGTGTAAGATGTATACCAAGATGGATTTTCTAATACATTTCTTTGTATTACTGGAGGTGTAATTGTACCGTAATATCCTTGTCCTATCAAACTTCTCTTTACTTTATTCTTTTCTGCTATCTTTTTTAA